CTGCTGCTGTTTGAGCCGATATTTTTATCTCTACATCATTATTAGCCATTATTCATCCATTTCGTGTAGTTTTTCTTGCAGTGATTCGATTGGCATTTTTGCATAAATTGACTCTAAAATAAGTGTCTTGTATTCAGATTGCTTAGCTTCTCTTAATGCCACCCTAAAAAAGTTGATCCGATAAGAAATTATATGAGTGTGTCCGTTTCTTACCAGATATGCGATATTCTCATCTAGTTTTTTTTTAAATCCTCTTTATCAATTTCTACTGTTTCATCTTCATTAATGAACCCAGATAGCTTTAAAATTTCTAAAGATAGTTTATCAATAGTTTTAATTTTAATATCTTTAATTTCTTCTTCTGTAATATTTGAGCCATCCAAGACAATTCTTTCAGCTGTAACTGCTCTTTGATTTGCTACAAAATCACGCGAGAGACCGACTGTAATATCATATAATTCAAATACCTTATCACCTATTTTCACTTCTGCAAATTCTTCTATTATTTCAATCATATTAATCCTTTAATTTTTATGCCTACACCCCGCAAGGTGTAGAATAAAGATTAGATAACTAATTCTTCATAGACTTCACCAATTTTAGGCTTTAAACATTTACCCGTAATAGTAAATTTTCCATAAGACTTAGTCTCCCCTTTAAGAGTTTTTTCACTCTCTGGAGTAAGTTCAATTTTGTTGATAGTAATCATTGTGTCCTGCCCCTCTTTGTTTCTTCCAAGCCATACAAGCTTGTAAAATCTTTGACCGCAATCTCCGCCAGTAGAGATGAGATAAGCATCTGTAATCTCTGCTTGATCATAAGTAAGTGTTACATCAGACGCATCTGCAATATTTCCACCCTCTAAGATTTCTATATACCCAAATACTGTATTAATCTCGTAATCTACACCCTCTACAAAAACGCCTGATGGAGTAGTTGTATCTAAAGAATAGTTACTTAGCTTTTTAGCACCTATAGGGACAATATCACCTGCTACAGTTTCTGCTATTTGGAAAGTTTCTCCAGTTGCTGCTGTCTGTAATACTGCTACTGCTTCACCACCCGTAAAAAGCTCTCTTGCTGTTTTATTAATATCTTTAGTTGTAATAGAAATCCCATATGTTACCCCGATTACTGTTTCAGAGATTAGCTCCCTGTCACAAGAACCACCCTCACTACACATTACTGGTTCTGCACGTTCTACTGTTTTAGTCATCACGAGCGAGTCTGTAGTAAATAAATTTCTTAAAGGTTCTGCAACCTCATCAATTAATTTAGCACCTCTTAACTTACCGTCTGATAAGTCTAATGCGATTGAACATTTAGCCATCTTAAAACCTTTCTAACACCCCGTAATTGGGTGTATATCTGCTTGAAATAATAATAGGACTAAATCAGCCCCTTGTTGAAAAGAGCTTGACCCACCCAAATATATTATTTCTTCATCTGTTTCTGCACCTATTCGGTGAACCGCTTTTATTATCTGCTCTCTGTTGTCTCTAGTGATTGCTAACTTAAATTGAACACTTCTTATTGTAGAATTTTCACTAACTTTTTCACCATGCCATTCTGCAAAAAGATTAGGATACCCAGCGTTTGCAACCCTGCTGTTAATTTGCTCTAATGCTTCTTGTTCTGTTGTCACTTTTTAGCTTTTTTAGCTTCAGCTACTTTTTTAGCTTCAGCTACTTTTTTAGCTTCAGCTACTTTTTTAGCTTCAGCGTCAGTCTCATCTCTGATAAATCCATTAGCTGAAAGAAACGATTTTTCATCTATTGTAAACTTATCTATTGCCATGTCTACTTTGTGCCATTTCCCATTTAAAAAAACATCTTTTTTTAATCTTTGCATCATATTCCTTTTTTATTGAGCCTTATACTATACAAGTCTGTGTATCTATCGTTTACTGTTTCGTTTACGAGTCCATACACGACACCCTCTATAGTGAATGTTTGAGAGGGGTCAAATTCTCCAATATCGGATTTTTTGACTGTTATCACCTCATATTGATACCCTGATGCCATATCGACGGCATTTTGAGTAATTATCTTTACAATTAGACCAGTTTTAGAGTAGAGTGCCATAATTGAAAAGTCTTCAAAAAAAACATCTTCCAAATCTTTTAGCATCTGCTCTTTTAAACTCATCCGATTTTCACGCTTACGATACCTGCTACATCAGCTTCTTTAGTAGTCCATGCAATACCTGCTAGAGCGTTAGCACCTCCACCATCTGCTGTTGTAAGCTCTTTTGCCGTGTCATCCCAGTAGAGACTGTCACCCTGCACAATAACATCTGCTGTAGTTGCTGTACGTTCAAATACTCCAGTCATCTCTACTGTAACTTCATCATCAATTTCAGCATTATTGAATGCGATTCCTACGCAAGTAGGGAAGACGACAACATCTCCTACTGCTAGTACTGCTGTTGCCACATAAGTGAGCGACTCACCCTTTTGTAATTTTAATGTATTCATTATTTACCTTTCAACATTCCACGATAATCTTTGGCATAAGCCCCAGCATCATAAACGATTTCAATCGTTTTTTTCAATGCACTCTCTTGGATGATTGTTGTTATAGGTTTGCCACCTGTACCCTGCAATTCAAGTCTATTCATTCCATTCGCTCCATCTAGCAAGAACCAGCTATCATCATCAATTAAGTGTGATACAACCAATTTTAATGAGTTGAGATGAGGATTGTAAACACCTGCATTTTTATTATCTTGAATTGAAGCAGTTGAATAAAGTAACCTTGAAGCAGTTGCTCTTAGTGCTTCACCCACCACTAGAGTTTGAGGTACAATATAAGCTGTTGAGCCGTCTAGTTTCTTTTGAGTTGCCATCATTTTACGAGCAGCGGTTAATGAGCTATCTGAAAGCGTTGTACTCATCAAGTTACCGTGGTCTGCGTGGAAAATAGGTAACCCGTCACTCATTTTGTAAGTTGATAAATCAAGAACTCTGTCCCCAGCAGTTAAGAGGTCATAAGCTAGTGCGTCCATTGTTCTATCTGCACTTCTTCCAACGTCTTTCATGGCTTCAAAGAATGAGCCTAAATCATCATTATAAAGCATCTCTCTAGTGAAATTTACTTGACCCGTAAACGTCTTAATAGCGTAAGATTGGAACTCTTCACTAAGCTCTTTGTTTTGAGCTTCTCCTCCCTCTTTGTGTGGCTTCAATAATCCAAGCCCACTAATTCTTACATCTTTTCCGATTTTAAAATCTGGTGTGACTTTTAGACCCATAATTTGGGCATAAGTAGTTGCTACTTCGTCTGGTTCTTGCACTAGTGTACGTCTTCCTGTCTCTACTAGTAGAGTAGTAAGAATATCCGTACTCATCGCCATTTGGGAGAGTTCAATTCTCCCCACAGGTGCATCATCTCCGATAATTCTAGAAGCAATATCTAAATAACTTGCACTTGCATACTTTTTAGCCATATCGCTAGGATTTTCAATTTTAAGTCCTGCTTGTAATGCCATAGCTTGACCCATTGAAGCAACAAGAGTGTCTTTATTATCTTCACCTACTTTTACGGCGAGATGTACGTTACCTTGTTGCATATCTGCATAAAGCTTATCTTTAAGTGCCTGAGCATCCTTAGTTGTGTCACCGATAAATGTTGCCCTTACTGTATCACCAACTTTCATCTCTGCACATACTGCATAGATACCTGCTTGACGTGCATTTTCTACACCCATAGCGTCAACTTTGATTTTTAATGCAGTATATTCAGCTTGTTGCTCTGCTGTTTTATCAATAAGATTACCCATTTCTGCTAATTGTGCTAACAATTCTTCATAATTCATCTATTGTACCTTTCGTATTTTTACTTTTAGCAGACTCATTTTTTCAGTAAGTACTGCTATTTGTTCAGCCGTGAAGCCACCATCTGTTCCCGCTATTTTCTCTACAACAGATGGCATAGTTGCCAAAATCATCGCCATATTTTCATGGTCTTTTTTATAAAGCTTTTCTGCATAAGTAGCTTGACAATTTTGCAAGGATATTTTTGCTAATGCGAACCCCTCTTCTTTTGTCTCTTTTGTCTCATCATCTTTAACGGTATCTGCAAACCCTGCTTCTACAATTTCGCCACCATAATAAAAAGTTTCATTGTCCATAGCTTTTTTAATATCATCTTCATCTTTGGAAGTTTTTTTAGTATAAGCTCTTGCTAATATTTTAGAAAGTGCTTCAAGGTTATCAGCTTCTTTTCTTAATTCATTATGATCACCCATTGCATATGTCCATCCATTGTGAATCATAAATGTACTATTTTCACGCACTGCAATAGTATCTCCAGCCATTGCAATATACGTACCCATAGAGGCACATAATGCTCCTACTTCAATATGGACTTTTCCGTCATAATCTTTTATCGCATTATGGATTTCAATTCCATCAAAAATTGAACCACCTCCACTATTTAAAGTAATTATTAAATCACCTTTTTTTGTAGATAATTCATTTTTAAATTCAGCCGATGTTGTGTCCCATCCGATAGTTCCCTCAATTTTCATCTCTTGACTCCTCCATTAATGATTTTGACTCTTCTTCATCTTGTAAAAGTCTTCTTTCTTTTAAGTCTTTTAGTAGCATCTTGTGATTTTCTGATTCTATGAAACGATAATCCCCTAAAATCTCATTTTCCATTTCTAGTTCTTCTTTTCTTGCGACAAGCGTCTCACGATATGAATTACCAGTAGTTTGTCTACATAGTGCTTCTTTAGTGCTTACTCCCTCTTCTATAAGAGTTAAACGATATTCTAAGTCTTCAAGTGGTCTTACCCACTCACGAATTGGAAAAATAATGTTATGCTTAGGCACTTCATGACTTTTTACATTCCCTCTTAGATATTCAACTCTAAAAAACTCTTCAAGTATTACGTTTATTAATTTGTTTCTTACTAGTAGTTGTTCTGCATCTATTGTCTTGTTATCTTCAATCTTCCCTGCCCTAGAACTCGTAAAGTTTACGTTTGAAAAGTCTCTAAATCCGAACTCATAAGATACTTGTCTTGCAACACACAAGCTACGCATTCCAGTAGTGATAAACTCTCTAAAGTTTATGGGTGTAGTCGGTGCATCTAAGGCACTGATTGACTCTCCCACATTTAGATAATGAACCATCGCACCGTTTATTTCTTGAATGTTCTTTGAATTAACTCCGAAACTTTTAGGTTCTTGTTCTGCTTTAACTGTATATGCTATCCCTGCTCTTGCTCTCATGCTTTCTATAGAAGTACTCAAAAACGCAGACATATTTTTTATGTCAAAAATTGCCCTTGCGTATTCTGTTACCCCACGATATTGACTCTCTCTCTCTTGACGATAAAAGTTAATTATCCTATCAGCAGAAATTTTACTTGATGAAAAAGTGGTAAAGCCTCCGAAGTTATCACGCGTACTACTGTTATAGACCCAGTACGCCAATACTTTACCGTCTGCGTCAAGTTCTAAGCCGTTTACCCCTTTGGAGTCGTCTATCTGCTCACTCTCAAATATTTTAAGCTTTAAGCCATGCTTGTCATAAGACTTATAAACAAAACTCTCGCCATCAACAAATCTAGCCTCTGTAATTAAATCTATCTGCTCATAAAGATTATTTCTTCCAGTCTTATCAGTTTTTTTAGCCCACTCATCAAATAGCTCTCTAATTTTTTCGTCATCAAATCTAATATACATTCCGCGTGTAGTATTATTAATAAGTGACTTATCAACATTCGCCATTATAGGATTATTTGATTTTAGCCATCTAGCCCTAGCTCTTAGTGTTGCTCTTTCATATCGTGTAAGCTCTTCATATCCTGCACTAGATGCTTGATTAAATTGTCTTGATGCCGATGACATTCTAGCACCCTCGAAGTAAGAGGCTTGTACTCTTCCTTTTACTGTAGTTGAGCAGTATTTAGACAAACTCGACACGATATGACCCCTTTCCAGTGCTTCCTGCTACTGTATTTTGAAACCCTTTTTTCTCTCCAAGTCCTATTAAGAACTTTTCTCTGTCTGTAAGGTGTTCTAGCATCGCATAGCGTTGTCTTCTATCTGCTATCTCGTACTCTTGTGAGTTCAGTACTTTCTCTATAGCAGTTTGATTATCAATTAATAATGCTTCGATTGTTTTTAATGCCATAAAATACCTTTGTTACTCAAATTATAGCATAAGTTCAATTGATTAACTTAATCAATAATATTTATTTTTATTTTTGTTGTGGTTTTTGTATAATGTGATATTGAAATAAAGGAAAAGACATGAAAGATATACTCAAATTATTTATGATACTTGTTTGAAGAAGTTTTGTAAGTTAGATGATAATATTCAGCAATTGAAATACAATAAACTAAGAGGATAAATGAAAAAACTAATAGCACTAATTAAACTTCATTGTGAAGCAGGTACGATTTTGGAACATATGGATTTGTTTGATACCCTTGAAAAGATTTTAAATGAGGGTGGAGAAGAGACAGCAAGGAAAGATTGCAAAGGTGGGTGCATAGAAGTTCGAGGAACTAGCTCTCATAGAGTTTTTGATAAATGTACTTCGGACTTTTAGAGCAAGAAAAAGATATTAGCAGAAGAGTTTCTTAGTGGCCCCTAAAACTCATCAAGATAATTCTTAATCTCTCTTTTTTTAGGGGTTATTGGTATATGCTCCACCATCAAGCACTCCCCTATTTCTGCTTGAAGTGCTAAATCTACACCTGACAAAAGTAACGCAATGAAATTATAGTTCCGCACGTCAAATACTTCATTTCTCTTTCGTGTAGCTTGCCATCTTCCAGTCTTGTCTTTCTTTTCTGCTCCTAATTGCATAAAGTATTCTGCATCATAAGCACTATCGTTTGGGAAGTGCATATAACCAGCACCTCCAGTAGATGCGATATGCCATGCTATCTCGTCTTTAGCTCTATTTACCCCAACACTAAAGAAGTCATTACGTGTTTTTGTTTTTCCTGTTTTGCGTGGTATAATTTTGGCAGTTATTGAATTTGCACCCATAATTGCATAAATTCGTCTATTGAATAAAGGTTGAGTAAAAGATGTTACTGTTTCGGTAAGATACCCTGCATCTATAGTTGTCGTATGTATAGCAACTGGTAAATTATCATCATTGTACCAACGCTTAGAGAGTAGGAATGCTCTGTAATTATCCCATACCTCAGGTTGTGTAGTATCACCATGAAATATCTTATATTCAATACTCCAACTTTCAAAGTTTGCACCCCACCCGATTACCTCTGTTTCGATTCTGTTTTTTTGAACGTCAGAAGCAGCTGTCACGAGCAGTACCCCTTTTGGCACTTGTGCTGTGTAATTCTCTTTTCTATCCACCATAGAAGAAGTATCTATATATATACTTTCTTCTTCCCATGTTCTTGCCAATACTTCATTATAAAATGCTTTTAGTTTTAATTTACTTAATGAAGCGTCTAAAAACTCTTGTGCGATGTGACCCCATGTGACATTTGGAGAGTAAGAGAGAATTGCCCATAGATGAAACGACCTTATTTTTTTAATACTTGCTTCTGGATTATGGGCAATCCATTTCCCGTGAATATCCATCCATCTCATATGTTTGTGTTCTATTTTAAAATCGCATTCTGAACATAAAAAGTGAGCAGTCATAGGATAGTGTTTTATAACTTTTTCATTCTCGTCTAAATCTTTATCCCAAATCATATCTTCAAATTCAAAAAGCTGTAAATGGTTGCAGTCTGGACATGGCAAGTATCTGTGTTCTTGTGTTCCCATCATAAACCAATAATTTATAGTAGATATTCCGTCTGTTATCTTTTGGTCTGCTTTTGGGTCAAAACTAGCACCAATAGGCTTTCCACCTAAAATATTTTTTCTATCCCAAAAATCGGAGGTTCTCCTAAGGGCTGTAGTTATTGTATCCCCTGCTTTTCCTGCCTCCTTGACCCATGCGTCTATCTCATCCGCTGTCATCAATCTTGCGGTACGCCTGTTGAAACTTCTATCTGATTCTGCTCCTAGAAATTCTGCGTATCCTCCTGGGTAATTTTTCTTTACTGTTTTTTCTCTTTTTGTTTTGCTTCTAAGATTTGGAGTTTGGATAAGCTCTTTTATTGTTGCGTTATCCCGTATCATCGGCTCTATACTATCTTCTGCATATCCTTTAGCTTCTTCGGCGTTTGGCTGGTAGTGTAGTTGAACCGATGGTCTTTGGTGAATGTAAAAGGCTGTAATGATACTTAGAATAATTGAATACCCTATTCTAGTAGGCTTTTGGAACACAACAATATGTGACTTTTGGTCTGTTGCTGCATCAAGTATCTCTTTTTGCCACGGTCTTGTCTTCCATTTGCCGGGTATAGCAGAAGATTCTGGAGAAAGATAAAAATTTTCGTCAGCCCAATCTGCACCGATAAGTGTGGTTTTGGGTCTTAGTATTTGCTTTGCATAGCTTAGTATCTGTTGCTGTTGGTTTGTCATAAAGTGATTTTACCTATATCTGTTTTGGCTCTATTGTTTTCAGCATTGATCCATCGTATCATCTCATCTGTAACCTCATCCGTGAAGTTAGCTTTTAAGTGATGTGCTAAATCGTCCAAGTATTGATTGAGTGGGGTTAATATAGCCTCTAATACGATTTTAGCATCATCGACTGGCACTAGGTCACGCATTAAAGTATCATATTTAATCTTCCCTACTTTACCTCTCCAAAAAACTTCTATCGTATCAACTTTCTGTTTTGGTGAATCTATATCCAAAAGCAGTAGTGAGAGTTCTCGTAAGTTATCATCTGTGTAGATGTCTTTAGTTTTTTTTATTTCTTTTGTAGTAACTTTTTTAATTACTTTTTCGTTAGTTTTGTTTTTTGAGTTATGAGATGGTTCGCGTGTCTTAAAGTTTGCTATTGCACTGAGTGCTTTATCAAGATATAGTTTTTTTTTGTTTGTATCTTCTACAAAACTATTGCTCAATACCCCTTTAGATACGTATTTAGAAATCATTTGAGGTGAAACGTTTAGAGTTCTTGCTAATTGTGCTTTGGTGACAATTTCACTCATTTTATTAACCTCCTTTGTTAACCTATTTTATAAACCCCTAAACTTAGGTTAACATTATATCACACTTAAATACTTACATATGTGAAAAAGTTTAGGGGAGGTGGGGAGCTTTTTTGTTAACCGACCTT